TACTGCCTCGATATTCGCAGCGGCGTACATCAGCCCGCAGAGCGTATACCTTCCATAGTCCTTACTGTATCCCAGCTGTTCCGCCGCCTCAGCAAACGAATACGCCACGATAGGCACGTTTGCCGCTGCCTCCGGGTCATCCAGTGTGTTTACCGGCGCAGTACCGACCGCCACAATCAGGTCGGACTGGGCCGCCTGTGGCACGGTCAGCGCTGTCGCCTCTTCGGATACGAACACGCCATGTTTGATCGCCATGTCAGCCTCCTTTGTTACTGTTTGTTTCCATAATGCCTTGCGGCTTCCAGATACGCCGCGTATATTGCGCCCTTATGCCCCCGGAGCATCTTCATAGCCCTGCTGTAGGACGCGATTGGAATGAACAGGTTCGGGAACAATGGCAGAGATTCCTGGAGCCGCTGCGCCTCTTCCGGGATCCCAGTGTATACCGCGTTCCTGATCGCAACGCCCCTGATAGTCGGCCCCACATATAATACCCGTCCCGCCTGTCTGGTTCCACTTTCAAGTTCCAACATATCCGACTTCGCCCCTTCCATATGCAAACGGGTCTGCCCGCCCGATCTTTGGCACATCAAACCGGATGCTGCACCCACCGTAATAGTACGGATACGCCGTGTCCAGCTCATAGATGAACCACTCCATATCCTGCCCGGCGCGGTAGTATGGCCGGCCTTTGTGCATCATATACGGCGCGGCCGCGAAGCGGTCAAGGACTTTCTGTACCATCTCCAGTACCTGCCTGTAGCCCAGATGCCCATTATCCTCGTTATACACGCCGAACTGCACCGTGGCCGTCACTTTCCACGTCCCGCCTTCCCGCGTCTCCCCATCTGAAAGCTTTACGATCGCATGCGGGAATTTCTTCACCGGGTCTTTTTCATTTTCCATCCGGAGCGGGAGCATCTGGGAGTATACGTTCACGCCGTTTTTTTCACCGCCAGGCTCCCCGTACTGGAAATCTTTCAGGATCCGCTCCACTTCGTCCCGCAGGTCTTCTTGGAAATCAATGAATGTCATTGCCTGCTCCTTTACGCTTTTGCAAGCAGTCGGTTTATCTCGTGGTCGATCTCTTTTGCCAGCCGCTCTTCGATATCCGGTTTCAGCTTTGACGCCGCTGCCGCACCTTTGCCGTCAAAGGCCATTTCTGCCATTTTTGGCATTCCCGGGCCGACCATGGCCCTTATCGGCAGCCTGCCTGCTCCAGGCACTCGCTGCAGGATTGCCCCGCGCTTGTACGACTTGTTGTTGCCCTGTTTCCTGGATATGACTGGTTTCAACCCGCCGCTTTTCACTACTTGGATCTTCGCGCCCTGCCGCTTTGTCATAGAATGTTTGAATGACGTAGCCGACATCGGGCGCCCGGATACCCTGATAACTGCAACCAGGTTCCCGAAGCTTGCCCGCCGGATCTTCATATTGGATCTTGCCTTTCCTGCCTTTACGGTATATGACTGCCGGATCTGCCGCACAATCTGCGAGCGTGCCATCACGGCAGTACGGTTCAGTGCCCGCGCAATGACCTGGGGCGCTTTGCTTTTCAGCGCCCCCAGCCGTTTCTCCACGGCAGCCAGGGACGCCTTGGACAGCTGGTAGCTGATCTGCAGCCCCCCGTTCATGACGCCACCTCTGAAAGGTCTATGATGGTAATGCCATACTCGTCTGATACACCAGAAACGCGGAAGCGCTCGCCATCGAGCCGCAAGATCTCCCCCTCTGCCGGCAGGCCCGGAAGCTTCCCGGTCTCGATATAGATGCTCTTTTTGATATCGAAGATCCCGTCCATATCCACGTCCCACGCCTCCCGCCTTGTCATATGACCATGCGTCCACGATTCTACCTGGCAAGGTGCCGCAAAGGGTTCCCCGCCATATGCAATCTCGTGGATGTCTGAAAATTCGTCCGGGTTTAAGAATGTCCTATGTACATCATCTGCTATGATCTCTTTGAACGTCTTCATTTTTTCCTCGGCTTCTTCCGCTGCTCCATGTTTGGCAGGTGCCCGATCCTGGCGTCCGGGTCACCGTCTGAGCTTTTCCCTGCCGTCCCTGGCGGTGCCGTGGCAAGCCTTGCTTTCTTTGGTACCGTGCCTTGCCCGTCTTCTTCCCAGGCCGCGCTCCCTGCGGCAAGCCACGCACCCACCATGATCTCGCTGTCCGCTGGCAGGGCGTCCCCGATCCTGTACTGGACAGAGCGGAAAAGGATCGGGTGCAATGCGATGAGCCTCATGCGTTGATGCAGACGAGGATCCTGTCTGCGTCTGCGGCCGCATCCTGCGCCGCGTATCCTGCTTTGACCGTGCCTGTCCCGGATTCCGCCGTGATGCCCGTGCCATCCCAGAACACTTCCTTGCCTGCGCCGATTGCCGCATCGCCTACCTTCGGCATCTCGAAGACTGCGCCCCCGACAATGATGCTTCCCAGCTCTCCGGGCGGGATGTCGCCTCCCGCCACGCCGATACGGTCGCCGACCACCAGGATCGTGTCTGCCTCGATTAGCGCTGTGGTACTGTTCCTATAGTCCAGCGCCTCGCCCTTCTGCCAGAATTGTGCTTTGCTCATTTATCTCATCCTCCTTCTATCAGAGCGGGACACCTGGGTTCTTTGAGATCCCGCGAAAGTCCCGGACGGAAATGCCCCAGTCAAGCCAGATATCCCAAACGAACCCAAGCGTCCCAGGGGATTCCATCCTCCGGACGGTCGGCGTCTCCTGCCCGTTCAGGTAGTCTACCTGGATGCCTCTTGCGCTTGCAAGGTCTGCCATCATAAACCACGGGCACGCCCCCGTCCCCGCCATCGCGTTGAGCAGCGGCGCCTGCACGACCTTCATCGGGTAGTCGTAGAGCGGGTTAATGTCGTTATTGCTGCTCCCTGTCACCTGCGCCGAATGGAATATCACAGCAAGGTCGAACTCATAGCCAACCGGGACGATCATCTTCCGCGGCGTCACATAGATCGGCTCGCCGAATTGGTCTGTCTGCAGCTGCATCGTAAGGATCATTTCCTGGATGGATGCCTGGGACGGCTTGGAGCCGCTTGCCACTACGTTCTTATGCGCTGCCGTAAAGAGCGGCATCCCGTCGAAGATGGCAGTGTTGTTGAACAGGATCTTGTACACCTGCTTGTCGATGGTCTTCTTTGCTGCCTGCGCGTAAAGGCCCGGCACGCGGGTCAGGAACCCGATGTCGTCATTCACAAATGCCTGCCGCGTCATTGAGAACTGCTTTGCATAGGTCTCGATCTTCCGCTGCGGCAGGAGCTCCGTCCTTGGCATGTCAGGCTTGATCTCCCCATTCTCCGGCAGGAGCAGGAAGTCACCGACCCCGCCGATCACATACTCGTGGTCTGCCGTCTCCTTAAAGTCCGAAAGGCTGCCCTTCGTCGTGATCTCCTGGAATGTCGTCTGTACCTGGTTGTACAGCTCCACGATGGACTTCCTGATCGTCTGATCCATGATCGCAGGGAACGACGCAGATGGGTTGTAATACTGCCGCGTCACCATATCAAAGATGTCGTCATTGCTCTTGCGGATGAGCTGTGCGGCACTCTGCCCGTCCCGCACCATGCACTCGACCGCAAGGTCGCGCAGGCTCGTCCCGCGGAAATCAGACGCCCCGTCTGCCGCCTTTTCCATGTGGATGCCGGAGCGCATCATAAGGCCATCCGCCACGGCCCTACGGAACTTGTCCTGCTCGTCAGCCACCACGGAAACAGAAGCCGCCACTGGCATATGCGTCTTCATCAGCCCGTCCATCACGGATGCACGGACGCTGTCCAGGGATGCGCCGCTGTCGATATAGCCCCTCGCATCAACCCCGAAATGCCCGCACATTTCCTCGATGGAACGGATCCGCTCCCGTTCTTCTTCGATTGCACGCTGGCCATCCACTTCTTCTACTGCGCACTGCGTTTCTTGCACTTCCTGTTGATTTGCTTCCTTTGCATTTTTTACCCATTCCTCAATGGAACGCTGCAGGGATTCAAATTCGGAGCGCTCCTCCTCCGTCATCTCCCGTTTCTCATCCCTTGCCAGTCTAAGGATCTCCTTCTGGCGCGCAAGCATCTGTTCTATGCCCATTTCTTTTTTTCCTCCTCGCAGAAATATAGTGTTCTGGTTGTGCTTCATCTGCCCTCCGGGCGTCCAGTATGCGGGCGCCCGCTCCCTGCCCCCGGCGTCCCGTCCAACGCCAACCGTCGGGTCTGCCGGGACGGACACGATGCTGATCTCAAGCGGCGTCCAGCTCCGGGCAATGGAGCACGGCCCCTCATACTTCCCGTCTGCAGACTTCCTGCCTTCCGATACGTCCTCCCAGGAGCCTACGGTATACCCGACGGAAACGCCTTTGAGCGTCCCCGATTTCACCTTCTGGTAGATCTTCTCTGAATCATCATCCGTATCAAATACGACTTCCGCCTCTCCCCGCCCATCCTCCACCCACGCCCGTTCGATCCGGCCGATGACCGCGTCCCGATTATGGTTGTACAGCAGGACGCCGATCTCGTTGAGCCTGGAGAGATCTGCCGCCCCGTCCGAATGGTCTAGGATCTCCGGGCCGAACCACCGTCCATATGGCTCTTCGGACGAGAAGGACAAGGAAAACGTCCGCTCCTTGCCATCCAACTCCCGGATATGGCAGTCAATCAGCTCCCTCGTCATCTCCTTCTTCGTCTCCGAACGATGCCACGCCGCCGCCTGCGGCATCCCCGCTGCCAAAACCTGAATTCCCTGTCCCATTACTCTCCTCCTGGCCTTGCTGCAATTTATTGTCGAATATAACGCTGTTGAAATTCCCCAGCCCCATGCTGGCGGCGTATTCCGACACTTCTACAATATCATCAATCTGGGCCTGCCAGTCCACGCCATTCTCCGCGCAGACCTGTTTGTAGGTCTTCACCCCGGCGTTCAGCGCTGTCTTCATCGCCGCAGACTCTTTCAGCGGGTCAATCCACCGCTTCGGCGGCTGGATCCATTCGTGCGCCAGGTACGCGTCTTTCTTCCCGTCCCAAAAGCCTGGTATGGATATCCGCCCTGAAACGACGCAGGATATGACGAACGTTTCATAGATCTCGTCCAGGATTGAAATGAGCATCTCCTTTTCCTCCAGGAATGTCATTTCATCCTCGATCGCGCCCTGCCTTGCGGAAGCGTAATTCGTTTCCGACATATCGCGGCTCATCGCCTCATAGGAAAGTCCCTGCCCCGCACCGACAAGCCGCTGCATGAACTTCACGAAGCTGCTGGCATCTGCCGACTGCCCCGAAGGGTTTACGACCTCGATGTCGTCGCCCATGTTCATCTCCCGGATCATCCCCGGCGTGAGCGTCTTCCCGTCGTAGGAATGCCGTTCCGGGATGGAAGCGCTCCCGGAGCGCCCGATCCCTTGTGTCGGCAGCTGCCGTTTGATGAACACGGACAGGCACGCTTCGATCCGCTGCTTCACGGCGACTGCGTTTACGAACTCGTTCACGTCGCGGATCCGCGTCACGGTCTGAGCCATATCGGACATCTCCCGGATCTGCGACGGGCGCTTCTTGCTGAAGTAGAAGACGACGTCTTTCGCAGGCACGTACCGCGGCTGTGCCATCGGGAAGCCATCCAGGGTATATTGGTTGATCCAGTATCCGACAGCGCGGTTATACGCATTGTATTCGATCCCGCCTGCCACCCTCCCGCCAGGGGTTTTGGGGGTGGACTGCGAGCCATCAAGTTCATCAACCTCGATCATCTGGATGCAGAACGGGAGCAGCATCCCGTCCTTCTCCCAGTCCTTGTTGAAAACCTTCACGAACAGGCACCCGCCGTCCACCTTCTTCCTGGTAACGGCCATCCTGAGCATCTGGTTCAATTCCTGTGTGCCTGTAATATCGCAGTTCCTTGCCCTGCACCATTTCCGCCATAGGGTTTCAATCTCCTGGTTTACCGCCGCAGATGGCGTTTTGGCCTGCACCTGGAAGCCGCTTCCGATGACGTTGCGCCTGTATGCGCCAAGCACCGCGTTCATGATGTCCGAATTGCGCTCCAGGTCACGCGCCCGCGCCCGCACCCATTCCCTGGAATACCTGTCCGTCGCCTCCGCCGGTTCGTTCGCAACCCGCCAGTGCGAATTGATGCGCCCGAAATTTCCTGCATCGTAGTTCCGGATCTCGTCATAGGCATTCTTCCACGCCATCCTTTTCGCCGCCGCCTGCGGCGAAAAGAAGGCGATCACTCCGTCAAGCCAGCTCATTTCCATCTCCTAACGTGAATCGAATACCGCCACATACGTACCGTCAAAAAGGCTTGACGGCTGTTCTGCCGCGATCTGCGCCTGTAGTTCCTTCTGCCGGGCAACCAGCATGGAGTATTCCGCCCGCGCCAGCTTCCTGGATCCGATCTGGTAGCTCTGCCCGCCCTGCGTGATGGATGTCAGCGCCGCCTGTACTTCTGCCAGCTCCTCTTCCGCTGTCTTTGCCATCCTGTTTTCCATAGCCCTGCTCCTTTTTAGATCCACTGCTCTCCCGTCCGGATCCATTGTTCCTCGCGCGGCTCAGGCCCCTCTGGTGCCGGCCGTTTTTCTTCCGCCCCTGCAGCTTCCGTGTCCACAAGGTGCATAGAACGCACGCCCAGGATATCAGCCGCGGCAAAGGCATACACTTCGCAGTCCAAAAGATGATTGTCCGTATGGCTCGCCTTTAGTTCCCATACCTGCACCAGCTGCCCGTTCTTCTTTACCTGCACCTTGTGTTCCGAAGTGACCTGCTTCGCGTATTCCATATCGCATCCCTGGTAAACCATCCACGCACCACGGCCGTTCTCCTTCTTCATCCGGGCGGCAATCATATCCTTGTATTTCCCGCCGTCCACGACGCAGAGGTTCATCCCGTATGCTTTGGAATCTGTCTTGTTGACCCGTGAAAGGTGG